ATTAACGCAGAGAAACGTAAAGAAAAGATAAAAGAAACAGTAATGAAAGTTGTACTAGCTATACTTATTACTGCTTTATTATCAGGTGTTGTTACAGTACTAGCAATCATAGCCAAGAAGAAAGGTATCATATGACAGCTTTCCTACTTGCTTGCACATTAAATGGTATTGTTAATGGTGGTATATATTTTAAGAATGTTAATGTGTGTATACATTACAAAGATGTATTAGATAACCAAACATTTATGAAAGGTGATGAGCCACAGACATATGAGTGTATATGTAAACTTGTACCTTTTGTAGATACAGAAAAAGTAAAGGTGTACTAATGGACAAAGATAAAAAAATAGTCAACCTAGATATAGGTCAAAATAGTTTTGAATTATCTTTAAGAATATTGGGCAATGAGTTTGTTGCCATAAAGATAGGTTCAACAAACTTTTCTGGCAAATTAATAGCAGGTGGAATTTTATTGTTATTCTTTACTTTAGTTTTATTAGAGGGTTTTGGTTTAAATGAGGTTTTAAAACAATGAGTGTAGAAACTTTTTTAAAATGGAAAATACTACCAAGATGTATGATGCTTGCTAGTACAGTTATGTCATGGAGATGTGCTGAGTGGTTTATGGATTTAGATGCACCTACTGCAGCACAGTCAGCATTTGTATCTGTGGTCATGGGTGTAATGACAGGTGTTTTTGGTATATGGATGGGTCACGAACATAAAGGAGATAATAATGTTAACAGCATTGATAGGGCCAGTAAGTAATTTACTTGGTAAGTTCATAGAAGACAAAGACATGAAGAATAAGTTGGCACATGAGGTGGCAACTATGGCTGAGAACCATGCACAAGAACTAGCTAAAGGTCAGCTTGAAATCAACAAGGCAGAGGCACAACATAAGTCAATCTTTGTTGCAGGGTGGAGACCGTTCATAGGTTGGACTTGTGGTGTAGCACTATGTTGGCATTTTGTATTAGCTCCCATAACAATATTCTTGTGTGCATATATTGGAGTTGCTATACCTGAGTTACCTACATTTGACATGGGATCATTGATGACAGTGTTAATGGGTATGTTAGGTTTAGGTGGACTTAGAACATATGAAAAGCAAAAGGGATTGACGAAATGAATATGGAGGAATTTAAAAAAGAGATCATTGAAGATGAAGGTGTTAAGCACGAAGTCTACCTTGATCACTTAGGACTACCTACTATGGGAGTAGGACATCTTATTACAGAATGGGATGAGGAATATGAAAAGCCTGTGGGTACTCCTGTATCTGAGGAGCGAGTAGAGAATTGTTTGAAGCAAGACATACATGTTACGATTGATGAATGTAAGAAACTTTACGAAGACTTTGATGTACTACCAGTAGATGTGCAACATATCATTGCCAACATGATGTTTAATATGGGCAGACCAAGACTGTCCAAATTTAAAAACATGAAAAAAGCAGTGGATCAACGTGATTGGTTTGAAGCTGCATACGAAATGACTAACTCTAGGTGGTATAAACAAGTGCCAAATAGGGCAGGTCGTTTAGTGGTGCGTATGCAAAACGTACAGACGTAAAGATATTATTTGGTTACAATCATACAGCAGGGGTGCATTACCCCTACTGTACGGCTCTTAAATCAAGAGTTTTTTTGCAAAGTTTTTAAATATTGCTCGTGTCTGTGCCAAGCAGCATCTTCATGTAGATTTGCCATGCCATCTTGGTAATCTTTTTCTTCTTGCTCTAGCAAAACTGCATCACGAACATCTTCAGCATTAAAATCTTTTGGTTTGTGTACATTTAAATACCTAACTAGTTGCCCACGACCTGCTCTACCTTTTCTGGTAGTGCCATCTGTGTATATGTGTCCTTTCATTTCTAGTTGTTTGTATCTTGGTGTGATGCTACCCTCTCGGTATTGGGGATTACTTTTGCTTTGGTGCAAGTAATCCCATACCTCGTCGTGTGTAGCACCATTCTTGCCATGTGCTTTTATGGCATCTAGTACGATACGTTCTAGTCTGTTAGTGTCCATGCTTTGTGCAGCCTCATGTGAGGTTCTTGGATCTGTGTTTCTAGCTTTACCTATCATTGTTATCTCCTATTAAAATGGTATCTCGACGTCATCATCTATATGAACGTCTGTTGTTTGACTGTTACTGAATCCGTCAGTACGTGGTGTTGAGTCACCAACACGACAAGACAAGAACTTAGTACTGCCATCTTTCGATACAGTTTTCCAAGCAGCTATTCTACGTTTCTCTTGACCATTAAATTGTACTGGCCCTGAGAAGTCAGGTGCTTTTTCGTTTGTCTTTTCGTTCTCGTACATAGTACCAACCTTCTGATATACATCTCGTGCAATCTTACCATCAGGCAATGCTGATTTAATTACAACTATTCTGTATTCATTTCGGCTGCTATCCATCTTGCCTTGCACAAGCAGACTTTCATCTGCTCGTGGTTTGAATAGGCTACCTCTGTCTGTGTTATCATAGTCCATCGTCATGTTCTCCTTGTGATGATTTAATGTTTCCAGTTTTGATTGAAGGCTTGCTTGCCAAGTTACCATCATCATCTTCAGATGGTAATCCGTACACACTTTGCAGTGTATATCTTTTGTAATATGTAATCGCTGCACCCATTTTCTGTGGGTTTTGCATTGAAGCAGCTTGTAATATGATTGGTAATTCAGACACAAATGTTTCTTTATCATTTACATGATGAACTGTAGTTTTTACTTTTGGTTGAATTACGTCAGGCTCATTCTCATTAACAATATAATCAGCACACATTTCTTGAGTAAAAAATAAACCAAACTGATTACCTTGATTTACTGCTTTGATTACAGCTTCCAAAGTAGCATAGTTACTATGAAAGTGTGGGTTCTTACCATCTTTGCTTGCTGATACTGCAAGTTTTTGAAACTCTAACATTGCTTCTTTAAGTGTTGAAGTTACTTTACTAGATGTAACTTTTTTGTTAGTACTTTTATTGTCTGTCATGTCGACCTCCAGATGTTATAGATAATAAAGGGTAAGTAGGGATCGGCTTACCCTTTCTTTGTTACACGTACCGATCCACGTTTGTCTCTCTTTACTGATATCAGGTCGTTGTATACCTCCCTTTCATTAGGCCTGATCTCTTCTCTCAAGGCTTTCTTTGCAGCCTCAAATGTTTTTGCAGCATCTTCATGTTGCAAATATTGTTGTGTATATTCTGTAAAGCTATTGCTTTGTGATGCATCTCGTGCAGTCATCTTGTTGATAGGCACACCATCAATAGATAGTATATTGTCTCGTAGAACTTGTGTGTTGTAATTCAAATCATCAGGTTCTGTGTTGTGAATTATATGTTCCCAAAACAATTTGATTTGATCTTGCATATTACTTAGATATTCTTCTGATGGATATACTTCTACTGCTTTCCATTGATTACCAAAGATAACCGAGAATACCATCTTGTTTAGTTTGGCAATCCATATATAGAACTGTAGTTGTGGCATATAGTACTCAAGCATTTTATCCATAGTATTATAGGAGTATGTATGCTTGCACTCGATACCAATGTATTCAATTTCATTTTCAGCATTAGTGCCTGAGAAACCATCAAGTGTACCAGTAAGTTTAATCAAGCCATACTGCATTTGTCGAGCAGCTTGTTTGTTAAACTTTAGCATATAATTATCTTCAGCCCATTTGATATTGAAATCTTCTGTGGCTAATCCAAGTTGCACATTGAATTGAAATGATAAGTCAGGTCTACCTTGCAAACCTTTCTTGATTCTCCATAACTTATTCCAGTTCCCATTCATAATATCTATCATGTCTGAGCCACGAATGAAGTCTTCAATGTATGGCGATTGGGTAGGGTTGATTGTGCTAACTGTCATATTGACCTCCACGTTCTTAAGTTAGTTGCTATCAGCCTAATCTATTTATGTAAATAAATCAAGCACTTAAATATTTATTATGATCATTTTTATCTGAGTAAGTTTCTACTTTGCTTAGTATATTATCCACTAATTGAACACGTCTATTGTAAGATGTGTCAGTGTATTTGATAAACTCAGCTAGTGATGGAAAGAATGTACTGGTTTTACATATCTCGTCACACGCAGCCTTGAGTATGTCAGCAGGAATATGCGATAGTTTGTTAGCATACACTCTGCACTTCAAAGCTAAGTCTGCCTCAGTTAGTCTTGCTTGTGCAGTAGTACATACCAAGACTTCCATGATCCAGTTCTCAATAGTGGTTTGATCAGCACAAACCATGAGCTTCTTCATCAAGCCAATAGTTTTTTTGTGTTGCTCTTTTTGTTCTTCGATAGTTCCACTGAATATGTTTCCCCGTGGTAGTACCCATCTTTTGAAATCATATTCTGCTGTTACAGATTCACTTATTACGCAGTTCAGCATGGACTCTAGCAAAGAAACTGTTAGTGTTGTTGCTTTGCTTGGTGTTATTTCTTTTTGCTGCGTTAGTACTAAGTCTGCGAGTCTTTGATCTTGCACACCATTTTTTATATTCATTATCCCAGTCATCTCTTCTGACTTGGTTACGGATATTGAAGTATTTAAAGTACTTAGTTTCTTCATTGTGGTCTACCTCCTTTAGTTGTTCTAATATTTTGTGGCTTGGTTGCCAATCTTGTGTTAAGTAATTCATTTTTTCTCCGATATTTTAATATCAATTTCTGCAAATCTCATAGGTACTACAATATCAATGTTGCATTTATTACAACATCTACCCTCACCTACTGGCTGTGCATTATTACCTTCAGACCAATATATATTGCCATCAGCATCACGATCAGGTTCAATATCTTTGTGACATATTACACATATCATTTAATTATCTCCTTAAATAGTTTGTCTGGAATAATGGCAACCCATTTAGGATCACCATTCTTGCGTTTGTATATAGCAAGATCTCTATTCTCTAACACCTTGAAAACATTAGGGAATCCATCAACAGATCTATAC